TAACCATGAGCGCCGTAATCGGTATCGCCATCCTCCTGTTCGGCAGTGGCTTCCTGGTCCGCAGCGTGTCGCAGGCCCGCAACGGCGGCGCGTGGACGGGCCCGCGTACCTCTGGCATGCGCCAGCGTGCGGCGAGCGGTGGCCGGGCGGCTTCCGGGCAGCGGCCCATCCGGCACGAGGTGAAACGGATCTGGGCTGAGACCCATGCGGCCGACTGGCTGAAGCAGCGCGACCACGAGCGTTCCATGGCCGCGAAAAACGGTGGCGGCGGTCCCCCCCCCAAACCGCCAGCCGCAAACAGCCCCCCGCGCGGCCGCTCCGCCACTGCGACCATCAAGCGCCTCGGCTCGTTCAGGGCCGGCCGCAACACCGGCAGCGGGAACGGCCATGGACCCGGGGGCGGCTCCCAAACCGGCGCCGCCCCCACTCAAACCCCGCCCGCGGCAGGTGCCAACGGAAATGGCCGCGCCCCATCACCGCCGCCCGCAGCCCGGCCCGCGACGTCGGCATCACCCAGGACATCCCCATCATCGGCATCACCCGGAGGGAACGGAACAGTGGCAGCAGCAACCAGCACGGGCAGCGTCGAGAAGCTGGTCGAAGGCGTTAATCAGATCCACGCCGAGGCGGCGGCCGGGAACGTCTACGCCAAGCTGCGCGGCATCAAGGCGTCCACCGAGGGCTCCATCCGGTTCTCCCAGATGGCGTCCATGCTGTCCCGCGCCATGTCCGAGCCGGGCAGCAACTACGGCCCGGAGATCACCGAGCCGATCGCGAAAGCCGGGGAGCATCTCCAGGCCGCGGCGATGGCGTGGAGCGAAGCGGACGCCGCGCTGACGAGCCTGCTGCAGATGAGTGTCGGCGAACTGGCCACCTCGCCGCGCCAGGCCCCGCACCACACCGAACTCACCGAGAACGGGAGCCACTAGCCCATGCCCGGCAAGGATCTTGTCCCGCGCCCTGCGGTCCAGCCGCCGGCCACCATCGAGGCCCCGCCGTGGCAGCCACAGAAGCCGCAGTCCGAGGCGGCGTACCGGACCATCGGGAAGTGGTCCTACCGGAACCGCCACTTCACGGTCCCCATGGCCATCCCCGTCGTCCTCTGGCCCGCCGCGGCCGCGCTGCACCACTTCCACGCGACCGGCTTCGTGTTCGCTGTCGGCCTCGTCGTCACTGCTCTCGTCGCATACTTCGCGCCGCACAAGTGGGACCGGGCCCGGGAGCAGTGGTATGCGCGGGCTTCTGTTGCCGCCGCGTCCTTCTGGCTGTGGCTGGCCACCTGGCTCGGCCCTGTCCGCAGCGAGATCACGGCGCTCGCTCTCGGCGCGCTCCTGCTCGCCGGAACCATCGGCTGGGCGATCCCCTGGTGGGGGCATAAGCGGCCCCGCGGCCGCCGCCGCCGTGAGAAGAAGATCGCGAAGTGGGACGAGTGGTGGCAGTCGCACTGCTGGAACTGGAACCTCGGCGGCTCCCGCGTCGCCGACGTGTGGGAGATGGGCGTCACCACCAAGCTCCTCATCCAGGGCCTGCCCGGCAAGCACTCCATCCAGCATGTCCTCCAGGTCATGCACCTGATCGAATCGGGGGCCGACGGCCACGCCGACATCGGCATGATCCGCGCCGAAGCGGTCAAGGGCAAGCCGTCCCAGTTCTTCCTGTACCTGAAGCGGGAGAACCCGCTGCGGCAGATCGTGGACTACGACCTGGCGCTCGCGCCCCGCTCGGTGCACGACCCGGCACCGGTCGGCCTGACCGAGACCGGCGCGTGGAAGACGGCGAGCCTGCGCGTCAACTCCTTCGTGATCGGCGCCACCCGGACCGGGAAGTCCAACCATCTCCTCGTCCGCGTCGCCGCGCTGACCGGCTGCCCGGATGACCGGCAGATCCTCATCGACCTCAAGGGCGGCCGGTCGGCGCGCCCGATCCTGAAGTCCGCCACCGCCGAGTATGTGGTCACCGACATTGACGAGGCCCGGCTACTCCTGCGGATGCTCGTCGCGGAATCGCTAGCCCGGAACAAGTACGCCTACGTGGACGACGAGGAGCAGCTCCTCGCGACCGCCGAACTCCCGGCAATCCACCTTCTGATCGATGAGGTGCACGGGCTCACCTCGACCGCGAACGGCGACGCTGAATGCTCCCGGCATCTGGCGAATGTGGCCAGCCAGGGGAACGCCGTCGAGATCTACACCGAGGTCTACACCCAGCATGGCTCCCTCGAAGAGTCGGTGCGGACCGAGCAGACCCGCGCCAACCTCGCGCTCCGCGTCGTGTACCGGGTGGAGGAAGCCCGGCACGGCGCGTACTGCATCCCCGAGTACAGCAAGCTCGACGCCTCCAAACTCGAAGAGAAGGGCACCTGCTACATCAAGGACGGCCCGAAAGCCCTCCCCGAGCAGGTTCGCGCCCCGAAGATGCCGCACAAGCTGCTGACCAGAATCGCCACACAGAACGCAGCCACTGCCGGCCACCGCCCCTCTCTCCGCCTGTACTGCGGCGGCGAGCTTGCCTACGAGGGCGTTACCTGGCAGCAATGGTGGGACGCTCGCTGGGGCCGGCTCGACCCGGCGTTCCGTGACGACTCCCCCCAGTACAAGGAATGGGCCGCTGTCCGGTCGGCGCCGTCCCCCGCCGCGGCGTTCCGTGCGGCCGAAGAGATCCGCGACGCGGCGACCCCGCCCGATGCGGTCCCGTCCGCGCCCGGTGAAGGTAACGGCCGGTCCGCTGAGGAGCGCGTGAACCAGGAGCTGGCCGAGTCGCTGCGCGGCATCCCCGCCGACTACCGGCCCCCGCAGAACGTGAACCTCAAGGCTGTAATTACGCGGGAGATAGACGCCTTCGCGGCGGCCCTGGCCAGCGCTCCCCCGGACGGGATCGCCCCGAAGCAGCTGATCGCGGAATCCCATCGCGGCCGGACCTGGGTTCACCAGATGCTCGGCGCGCTCACCGAGGCCGGTGCGGTCACCCAGGTCGGCCGCGGCCGGTACGTCGTGATGCCCGGCGTGGACGTGGCCGCGGCGATAGCGATGATCAAGGAAGACCATGATCAGCTTCACCGCGAGGCCAAGGCGACGATCAACGCAGCGTGACAATCGTCCGCGCTGTTCGCGCGAACAGCGCCGGTGCCATCAACGCGCGTAGGCGGGCGCGCGGGCGCGCGAGGCATCGTTCGCGGACAGTCAGAACGAACAACGCGAACAATCACAGGCAGTGAGCGAACAAGGGGGGAGTGGAGGACCGGATGAACGGCAACGTACCGCCGCAGCCTCAGGCGCGCGCCGCCGCCTGGGGGGTGCTCATCGCCATGGGCGGCACGACGATGACGTTCAACATCTGGCACGCGACCCACGCGGGGCACATGCCGATCGGACTGGCCCTGCTGTACGGCATGTCCCCGGTCCTCGCCGCCATGGGCCTGTCGCACATCGTCGCCGCGCACCAGGGCGGCACCTTCATGAAGGCGGTCACGTTCACGGTGATGCTCGGCGCGATGGCCCTGTCCATCGGGGCCACCGGGGATGTGGTCGGCAGCGCCGCCGGGCCGCTCCGCTGGCTGTTCGGCGGGGTCCTCGACGCCGCTGCCCTGGTGGCCCTCCAGGTGATCCTTTCGCCCGCATCCAGGGCCGCCGCGAGAGCCGCTAAGAGGGCCGCGAACGGTGCCACGATTGAGGCCGTGAACAGTGCCACCGGAGAGGCCGTTTCCATGCCATCCGCAGAGCCGGCCGCAGTGCCGCCCGCGATGCCGGCGGAGAAGCCGCGCCAGCGCGGGGCGCGGCTCTCGAAAGACCACGAGGCCGAGAAAGCCAGGGCCGAGTACCGGAAGTCTGCCCGCCGCGGCGACCCCTTGTCTGACCGCGCACTGGGGGATCTGTTCGGCCGGTCGCGCACATGGGGAGCGACCCGGATCCGCGAGGTTGAGAGCAGCGGCCTGAAGCTCGCCGCAGGATCCTCGTGAGCCCGGCTGTTTCCTGAACCGCTTTCCGGCTCTATCCGCATGTCTCGTTTTGGCACCACCGGCCACGTTCCGCCATCCTTACACCCATGAGACGGCAGGAAAGCGGAGTGGCCGCCGCTGCCCTGGGCACGGCCCGCGAATGCGTGGCCCTGTCCGGGCGGCTGGTCCCTATACCGGATGCGCCCGGTGTGGCGCTGGGCCGGCCCGAAACCGGCCCGGCGTCTACACCGCCCTGGAACGCCGCGGCGGCCTACGCCCATTACGACCTCGCCGAGACCGCCCGCCGCATGGAGGTCTCCCTCCTCAACCAGGTCGAAGGGCACCGCCCCCGGCTGCGGCGCGGCGGCTCGACCAGCAGCACCTACGCGGCGCTCCGCACCGTCGGGGTCCTCCTCGGCCGCGTCGAGAAGGGCGACGTCGCCCGGGCCGCCGGCATCCTCCTCCGCGTCGCCGCCGAGACGCAGCGCCTGGCCGCCGTCGACACCATCACCCGCTGGGTCCGCATCCGCCCCAGCCCGGGGCACCGCCCGCCGCTGTGCCCGTACTGCCGCACCTACTCGCTGCGGAACGCCGAGGGCACCTACCAGGTCATGTGCTTCGGGTGGGTCCGCGACCCCAAGTCGGGGGAGCAGGTGCAGTGCACCGACTCCGACGGGCGGCGCCCCAAGGCGCACCTCGACATCTCACGGATCGACGGGACCCCGGTCCTCGCCTTCAACGACGGCCTGGTGATCGGGCGCGGTTCGCCGGTGGTGCTGCGCCGCGCCGGCGACGGTACGTTCGAGCGCGCCTCGTGAATGACCGCCCCCGCCGAGCTGACGATCGCCGAGGCCGCCGACTGGCTCGACCCGCCCATCGCGAAGGAGACCCTCGCCGCGCTGATCGCGGCGCTGCGCATCCCCCCGGCGGGGAAGCGCACCCGCCCGCAGAAGGGCCGGCCCGCCTACACCTACCCGGCCGCCGAGCTCCAGGCGCTCCACGCCGCCGTCACCCCCTGGCTGCCCTCCGCGGCCGCGGCTCCGGCCCGTGGGGGCCGGGATGACGTCCCGTGACGCGCAGCGCCGCGACGCCCGCGGCAAGCCCATCGCCGAGGACGCGGCGCGGGCACCGCGCCCCTACCGGGCCGCAGTCGGCGACCCCTGCAGCTCCGGCCCCATCAACGCCCCGCCCCCCGGCCCTGAGGAGGACCCCGATGTTCCGGCACCCCCACCAGCACCGTTACCAGCCCGCCGCCGTCGACCACCGCCGGACGCCCATCACGGGCACCACCACCACGCTCGTCCTGTGGCGCTGCCCCTGCGCTGGCGGCGCGTACTCCACTACCCTCGACGGGAACTGGTCCCTCGCCCAGCTCCGCGGCGAAGACGACCGGGGCGCGTTCGTCCCGCCGAAGCCCGTCCCGGAACCGCCCGAACCTCTGCCCGCCTGGGAACGCGATCTCCTGGAGAAGCAGGCGGAGGCCCGGTCCGAGATCCAGTTCGGGCCGCCGTTGCCCGCCGACACCGCCGGGCCGCGCCGCTACTCCCCCGACGCCGACGACCCGCTCCAGCTGAAGGCAACCCGGCCATGACCGTCCGCGACCTGGCCGGCGCCGCGATGCAGACCGCCGAAATGGAAGTCCGGCTAACCGTCGGCGCCGGGGACCCCGATAACGGCGGCGCGGTCCTCCTCGGCGGCGCCGAACGGTACGGCGTCGCCGTCACCTGGGTCGTCCTCCAGGGCACCGAGGGCGGCCAGCAGGTCAACCTCCCCGTCTGGTTCCTCGCCCTCACCCGCGACTCGCCGATCGTCGGTTCCCCGGCCCTGTCGTACTGCCAGCCGGTCGGCTCCCCGGCCCCCGACGACGCCGAGGTCCGCGCCCAGGCCCGCGCCGGAGTCACCGCGATCCGCGCCCTCTACCGGCAGCAGCTCGCCGCCACCCAGTCGTGACCCGGCCCACCGTTACGATGAGCCTCCTAGCCGACCTCACCGAACTGTTCGCGTTCCTGTCAGGGCGGCTCGCCCCAGTGCCGGGGACCGCCGTGCCGGCCGGCGAGGACGGTATCCCACTGGCCCCGCCCCCGCAGGCATGCGGGCTGCATGGCCGGAAGCACTGCCGCACCTGCTGGTCGAAATCGAAGCCCCCGAAGCGGCCCCCGCCGCTGCCCGAACCCGACCCGTCCACCGGCCCCCCGCCGTTCTGAGAAAGGAATCCCTGAAGAGTGACCGAGATCCGCAAGGGCGACCAGGTCGTCGTCCGCGGCCGCGTCGTTGACGTGACGTTCTCCACCGCGATCATCGAGGTCGGGCCCGGCCTGTACGGTCTCGTCCCGGTGCCCGTCGACGCCCTCCTTCCCGACCCCGGTCCGGTCGCCGAGGTGACGTGATGCCCTGGTCACTGGGGGCGGCGCGCCGCTACCTGCTCGCCTATCTTCGCCGCGGCGGCCGCATGCCGGTCTACGCGCCCGGCGGAGTCATCCCCGCCCCGGACCCGCAGGCGATGCGGGCGGCCAGCGCGGCGTACGGCATGTGGCAGATCGTGGGGGCCGACTGGTCCGATTGGTCCGCCCCCCTGTTCCTGCTGTCCGGGGAGTCGGTGGTGCCGCTCGGCGGTGCCGGTGAGGACGCCGACGGGACCTGCGGGGTCAGCTGGGAGGAGCGGGCCGGCCTCCAGGGCCCGGTCCCCGCCGTCCCGCTGTACGTCGCCGAGAACGCCGAGCCGGTCGGGTACGTCACCGTGTCCGACGAGCCGGCCGACTGGGCGCGGGCGAACCCGGCGCTGGGCGTCGAAGTCGACGTCGCCGTCGCCGAGGAGGCGATCGCCGCGATGCGCGCCGCCATCATCGGCGACATGCACGCCGCCATCATCGGCGACGAGGATGATGCCCGCCGGCCCGGTGACCCGCCCGGCGGGCCCTGCCTGGTGCATGGGCGGTGGGACTGCCGCACCTGCTGGAGCACCCGGTGAAGGCGTGGAACGAGCTCATCTGCACGCGCTTCGACTCGCCGCCGGATAGGGGCCAGCGTGACACCGCGGGGTTTCCTGCATATATTGAGCGCTGACGACCCATGCCCGGATACCGGGCAACGGGAGAGGACTTTCCCGCCAGAAGGACCCCCATGCTGGCAGCAGCCGGAGACGCGAGCGGCAGCCCTGCCCTCGGCGTCGTCCTCATCATCCTCGGCATCATCGCCTACTGGGTGCCCACCGGCGTCGCCTACCTCCGCCACGTCCGCAACCGCGGTAGCGTCATCGTCGTGAACCTGTTCCTCGGCTGGACGGTCATTGGGTGGATCGTCGCCCTCGCGATGGCGCTCCGCACCGTCGACCGGGCACCACTGCCCGCGCCGCCCCGATGAGCGACGGGCCGGGGATTGTGACCGGCGACCCGCAGGACATCGGCGAGCTGAGCCGCGCCCGCCTCGCCGGAGCCCTCCGCCGGCTGGAACGCGCTGTCCAGTCGGACCCGCGCGGCACGGACCCGCTGATGCTCAACGAGATCCGGGTGATCCGCCTCGTCCTCGGCTTCGACCAGCGGCTCCGCTGGTACGGCGCCATCGTCGACCCGGACGACTCCAGCGTCACCGCCGGCGTGATGATGCGGAACGCCTTCGAGGCAGTTGGCGACCAGATCGACGAGCCCCCGGCGAAGTGGAAGCACTGGCTTACCCGGATGTACGGGCCGCTGTGGCATCGCGGGCGGCGCGAGTACCGCGACTACCTCGACACTCTCATGCGGTACCCCGGCGCGGACCGCGAGATCATGCGGAAGGCCGCGCGCGGTGACCGCATCGCCCGCGCCCACGACCGGATCAGCGACATCGTCCCCTGCGGCCTCGACTCGCAGCAGCGCGGCCGCCTGGCCGATGTGCTCGCCCAGGTGTGGGACGACGGATGCAGCTACGGCGGCCAGCCGCCCCAGCCATGACCGGCGGGCAGATGCCGCCCCGCGAGCCGGGCCCCGACGAGGTCGACGCGCTCCTCGACCCCGGCACGGCCATCACGCCGTGGCAGCGCCGCATCCTCGACGCCGTTATCGACGGCCAGGTCGGCCGCTTCGCCGACGCCATCGCGCTCAGCGAAGCCCGCAGCCGCGGCTACGGCAAGGCCACCGCGGTGCGCCTCGCCGCCGAGTACGCCGCCGTCGCCGGCGAGCACATCCACGTCGGGGGCCGCGACGCCACCTGGTGCGTCACTCGCCAGCCCGTCGGCTACCTCTGGGCCCGCGTCCCGAAGCCCGAACCGGCGGACCCCACGACCCTGGCGATCTACGACGAGGTGTGGCCGTGAAGATCACCGCTTACTGTGGCCCCGGGACTCTCGGGCTCGGCCCGCACGAGGTACTCGCCGACGGCGCGTTCGACAACTCGGTCGGCCGGACCGTCCCCCTCACCGACGACACCACCGCGGTAATCGGCTCCGCCACCGTCGACGCCGTGGAGATCAACGAGGACCGGCGCAGCGTCCACATCGACCTGACCGCCACCACCGACCCAGGCGTGAGTGGTCTCCGGCGAGCCCTCCGCGCCGCCGGGATCACCCGCCTGATCACAGAGGGCACGTGGTCGCCGGGCACCACCCCCTGGGCCACCGCGCTCACCGAAGCGGCGGCCCACTGGCGGCCCGCCGGGGAAGACACCACCGCCTCAGAGCTGCGCGCCGCCGCCAGCCGGATCGAGCGGGAGGCGTCCGCCTGGGCCGCCCGGATGCGCCACGAAGCCGACCAGATCGACACGGAGTGAGGACCCGACCATGCCGCGCTGGCTGATCCTGCTCATCACCCGTGCTCGTCATCCTCGTCATCGCCATCCTGTTCGCCGAGCACGTCAACGTCGGGGTGCACTAAGCCATGGCTGACCTGACGGAGGATGACACCGCGTGTATCTTGTCTGTCCTGACCGCGTACGCGACACAGGCCGCCATGGCCATGTCGCCGCCGTGTAGTCCATGGCACGCACCCGCCGCGACATGCAGAGGTGGGCCTGATGCAGAACCTCCGGCTCCAGCTCGGCCGCGCACTCGCATTCGTAGACGGCGCACCTGACGTCACCGGACTGCCATGCGACAAGATCAGCAGCGCCGAGGCAGGCGACTACATGCGCCGCTACCACCTCGAGAACACCCCCGGCCGCGCCATCCGCTTCCACCACATCCTCGCGTCCGACCCCGGCGACCTCATGCACGACCATCCTTGGGATTTCGTGTCCGTCATGCTCGACGGCGCCTACACCGAGATCACCCCATCCGGCGCCGTCCGCTACGAGGCACCCTGCGTGATCACCCGCAAGGCGGAGCAGCTGCACCGGCTGGTGCTGGAAGATCCCGTGTGGACGTACATCGTGTGCGGCCGGGTGCGCAGGCGCTGGGGCTTCGCCACTCCGGGCGGCTGGGTGCCGTGGCAGCGGCATCCTGGCCGGGCCGCCTTGGTCGGATGCGAGCCCCGGACGCGCCGGTTACGGCCCCGAACAGCTCCACGAGAAATGTCAGTGGCGGCCGTTACAATCTCCCGCAACCCCAGCGACCGGGAGGTTAGCGTGCCGTCCAGTGACCCCGAGAAGATACGGGCCCAGAAGCGCGCCTGGCGCAAGAAGAATCCCGAGGCAGGGCGGGCAGAGAACCGCGCTTACCGTGAGCGAAACCGTGAGAAGGAACTAGCTCGGCACCGCGCTTACTACGAACGGAATCCTGAGAAGAGACGGGCAGAGTCCCGCGCCTGGACGCAGGAGAACCTGGAGAAGAAGCGAGCGTATAACCGCGCTTACTACGCGCTGAACCGCGAGCAGGAACGCGCCCGCCACGCCGCCGAGTACCGCAGACAGGACCCCGAGAAGAGACGAGCGAAGGACGCTGCCTGGCGGCACGGAACGGATACAGCTGTTCTCATCGCTACCCTGCTGGCCGCGCAAGCCGGTGCCTGCTACCTATGCGGCGAACCGCTCGACCCGGCAAACATGGCCATCGACCACGACCACACCTGCCCACATCCCCGGTGCCAGTCCTGCGCCTACTGCCGCCGCGGCCTCGCATGCCATCGCTGCAACCTGCTGATTGGCAAGGCAGGAGACGACCCGGATCTCCTGCGCCGGATCGCCGGCAACCTCGAAAAGGTGCTCGGTCCGACCCGGGACCGGATCGCCGCCAAACCTCAGCAACTTCCGCTGGCGATGTAATCCCGAGGAGGCCCCGGCCGATGGCTACCAACGCTGACGACTACGGGTACCGGCATCGCAAAGCCCGCGCCGAAGCCCTGGACGCCTTCATAGATGGCGCGCCGTGTCCTATTTGTCACCACGCGATGCGTGCTTGGCAAGCGCTCGACCTGCACCACCTGATCCCCCGCGCGCTCGGCGGACACGGCACCAGCGCCAGGGCCCTGGCTCACGCCTCCTGCAATCGTGCCCAGGGGCATGACACGGCGCTGCTCGTCGCCCGCAGACGTGGCCGCGCGGTCATCCGCCGCAAGGTGACACACCGTAACCGCAGTGGCCGCCGCGCCTGGTGACCACGCCCACCACTTGGCGCACCGCAACCGCGAGCATCGCGATTGCCGCACGGCAACTGTTCGAATTATCGCAACCATCGCGCGTGGAATAAAATTCGAACGGTGCTAGCAAAATTCGAACGGCGAAACGGCCGAAATGAGCCCTAATCCGTTCGAATCTCAGGAGTGCCGTTCGAATTACCGCAAACCATAGGCTCTGACCTGCGTATATGCACCCGGTTTTTTTTGGTCGGACGGTAACAGCGAGGGCAGTCGTCGTAACATTTCTCTCCCCTACGTGTGACCGGCGCATTACTGCCGGCCCCTGGACAATGTGAGCCGCTGTGTTCGAATTTCCTGACCCTACCTGCACAGGTGTTCGGATTTGATTTGAGGCAGCCGCCTGGCAGGTGGAGCGCCGGCCAGGGCCGGTCACACGTTGTAGTTACCGCCGGGCGCGCGGCGTATTGAGCGGCCGGGGCGGCGGCGGTTCAGGGTCCTTCCCGCTGTCCCGGCCCCCGAACCCGAGACCGACGACGAGGACCGCCGAGGCAGACAAGGAGGACACGGATGCATTGGGGTAGGCGCAACGAGAACGGCATATGGCTCGCCTCCTACTCCCGGCGGCGGCTCATGTGGCGCGGCCACGATTCGCTGTATGTCGCGGCCGGGCGGCTCCGCCTGCGGGTCATGAAGCCGGGTGGCCGGGGATGAGTGACGCCACGGGGCTGCCGGAGATCACCGCGGTGCAGCGGCTGGAGATCCGCCCGGGTGACCGGCTCGTCGTCACCGTCGGCGAGCCGCTGACCCCCGACGCCGTGCCGCGCGTCCAGGCGCACGTGCGGGCCGCGCTGCGCCTCGCCCCCGACTTCCCCGTCCTGGTCCTGCCCGCCGGGTCGGCCCTGGCCGCCGTCAATGCCGGCGAGTAACCGGGAGCAGCGGCGGGTTGCGGCACGGCGCGCGAAAGTGCTCGAGCTGCGGGCTGCCGGTGAGACGTTCGAGGCGATCGCGGCCGAGTGCGGGCATAAGACGGCGGCGGCGGCGGCGCAGGATTTCACCCGTGCCCTGTCTGGGCGTAAGGAGATCCTGGACAGCCAGGTCGGCCTGTTCCTCACCTTGGAGCAGGAACGCCTCGACGGCCTGGAGCGGGTCGTGCGGACGTCGCTGAAGGAAGCGGGCGAGGCGGGGGAGCACCTGCTGGTGCTGCGGTGCACGGACCGGCTGCTGCGGATCAGCGAGCACCGGTCGAATCTGCTGCGGCTGACCCGGGCGGCGCCGCTGGGGCGGCCTGCCACTGATGAGCCACTACCGGAGGCCGCTGGGGATGTCGTCGCCAACCTCGCCGGGTACCGGTCGCGGCGGCGGACGCGCGCGGCGAAGCGTGGTGCGCGGTGACCCGCGGCCCCGCCTGTACTCCATCCCGCCCCGTGTCTCGAGCGCGGGAAAAGAGGCGGCAGAGCTCGCCAAGTCGGCGGGGCTGATCCTCGACCCGTGGGAAGCGTGGGTGCTGGACCAGGCCCTGGGAGAGCGCGCCGACGGGAAATGGAGCGCCTTTGAGGTCGGCTTGATCGTGTCGAGGCAAAATGGCAAAGGCGCGATCATCGAGGCGCGGGAACTGGCCGGGCTGTTCCTCTTCAGGGAGGAATTGCTTATCCACACCGCCCACCAGTTCAAAACCGCCCGGGAAGCCTTTCGCAGAATCCGCATACTGATCGAGCGGACCCCGGACCTGGACCGGAAGGTCGCGAAGGTCGACGAGGCCCATGGCGAGGAGGGAATCGAGCTCCTCGACGGCCGGAGACTGCTGTTTCTTGCCCGATCAGGGTCTTCGGGGCGGGGTTTCTCCGGTGATCTGGTGATTTACGACGAGGCGATGCCTCTTAACGCCGACGACGTCGCGGCATCCCTTCCGGCGCTGTCGGCGCGGTCGGCGGTCACCGAGGGCGGCCCGCAGGTCTGGTACACGGCGTCGGCGGGGCATAAGAAGTCGACGCAGCTGGCCAGGGTGCGCAGGCGCGGCACCGCCCGCCAGGCGGGGCAGCCGGCGGACAAGACGCTCGCGTTCATGGAATGGTCGATCGACCCGCACACCGACCAGTGCGACCCGGCGTGCACCGAGCATGACGAGCCGGACGACGTGCGCTCCTATGCGCGGGCGAACCCGGGGCTCGGGTACCGGCTGACCGTCGAGGCGATCGAGCGGGAAGCGGCCGCGATGGGCGGCCATCACACGGAGACATTCGGCCGGGAACGGCTCGGGGTCGGCACATACCCCGCGGACGTCGACGGCTGGGACGTCATCCCCAAGCGGTGGTGGGAAGACACGATCATGACCGGTGCGCCCCGCCCCTCCTCTCCCGCGTTCGCCCTGGCCGTCGCCCCCGACCACTCCTCCGCCGCGATCGGCCTCGCCGGGGCGCTGCCCGGCGGCCGCGCGTATCTGGAGATCCCCGCCGGGGGGCACCGCCCGGGCACCGCCTGGGTCGTCGACGAGGTCGCGCGGCTCGACCGCCGGTACCGGCCCCCCGGCTGGGTCGTCGACAAACGCTCCGCGGCCGGGGCCCTCATCCAGTCCCTGGAGGATGACGCGGGGGTAGCCGTGCTGACCCCGACGGCGACGGAGATCGGGCACGGCTGCGGCCAGTTGTACATCGCGGCGAAGGACGGCACGATCCGGCACGGCGATGACCGGGCGGTGCGGGTCGCGCTCGCCGGCGCCGCTAGCCGGAAACTGTCCGGGGCGTGGGTGTGGGACGAGCGGGAGTCGGCCGCCGACATGACCCCGCTGGTCGCGATCACCCTCGCCTACTGGTCGTTCCTCAAGCATGGCGGCGACTACGACGCCGGCCAGTCCGTGCACTTCGACCTGGCGGAGATCATCCGCCTGTGCCGCCTCGGCGTGTACGGGCCCCCGGACATCGCCCGGCTGTACGCCGAGGGCCTGGTCGACGACGACGGGCTCGGCGAACTCGCGGCGGCCGGGATCACAGTCCCGGCGCTCCTGCCGGGCGGATAGGAGACTGATGGCCGAGCCCATAGAGCGGATACCGCTGGCCGCCAAGACTTTCGGCGGCGCAGGTGCGCGCAGTTGGCAACTGTGGGGCCGCGCCGGCTGGGCGCAGGTGCGCGCAGTTGGCAACTCGGTTGTGACCCGGGCGCGGGCCTGGCGGGTGCATCTCGCCGCCCCCGGCCTGGCCGGCGCGGCGCTCGTCTCCGCCGCCGCGGGCATGCGGTTCGGCACCTGGGCTGGCCTCCTCGCTGCTGGCCTGTTTTGCCTCCGCCTCGACGCCAGGCTGTAGCCGATGGGCCTGTTCGGCGGACGCAGCGGCCCGGGCGGCGCGGAGCGGCCGCAGGAGGAGCAGCGTGCCCTGTTCGGGATCGGGTCGGCGAACGACCTGATCCCCCCGCGCCCGTACCTGCGGCCGAACATGCCCGTCGTCACCTCCGAAACGGCCCGGCGGCATTCGGCAGTGTGGGCAGCGCTCAGGTTGCGGGCCGACATGATCTCCACCCTCCCGCTGGGGGTGTACCGGCAGGTCGCCGGGATCAACGTAGGCTGGCCGACCCCGCAGGTGCTGACGATGCCCGGCGGGGAGCGCGTTGACATCCACGAATGGCTCTACTCCAGCCAGCAGGATCTCGACTCGGCGGGCAACGCGATCGGGCTGATCACCGCCGCCGACGGGATGGGGTTCCCGGCCCGGATCGAGCTGCAGCCGATCGGGGCGTGCTCGCTCGTCGTCAAGGACGGGCAGCTGTACCGGTACCGGATCGCCGGGAAGCTCTACAACCCCGACGAGGTGTGGCATGAGAAGCAGCACACCATGTCCGGCCTCCATTTCGGTTTGTCGCCGGTCGCCTACGCCGCCTGGTCGATCGGCGAGTACCTGTCGGTTCAGCAGTTCGCGATCGACTGGTTCTCCGGCGGGGCGGTCCCCCGCGCCCGGCTGAAGAACGCCGCGAAGCAGCTCGACCCGTCCGAGGCGATCAAGGTCAAGGAGGCGTGGCGGGCGTCGATCGCTGCCGGGGAGCCATTTGTTTCGGGTAACGACTGGGAATACGACTTCATCCAGGCCCAGTCCGCGTCGGCGGACTGGATCGAGGCCAAGCAGTTCTCGATCACCGACATCGCCCGGTTCTTCGGTGTCCCCGCCGACCTGATCGACGCGGCCCCGACAGGGAGCCACACGAACGTCAGGTACGCGAACATCACCCAGGCGCATCTGCAGTTCCTGGTGATCCATCTGCAGGCGCCGCTGATCCGCCGCGAGGTGGCCCTGTCGCGGCTGCTGCCCGCGCCCCGGTTCGTGAAGTTCGACGCCAACAGCCTGCTGCGGATGGACCCCAACACGTTCGCGACGCTCATCCAGTCGAAGATCGCCGCCCGGGTGCTGGCCCCCTCCGAGGCGCGGGCGATGGAGGACCGCCCGCCGTTCACCGACGCGCAGCTCGCCGAGTTCGACCGCCTGTTCGGGCCACCGAAGACCGGCGAAGGCGGGCCGGCCAGCCCGGCCCTCCCGCCGGGGCTCGGCAACGGGCCGGGGCCCAGTGAGCTGCCGGGGTCCGGGGACCCGCTGGCCCTGCCGCCGGGCGGGAGCAGCTAGGTGCCGTACCACGTGGCGAAAACGTCCCAGTGCCCCACGTCGAAGCCGTGGGGCGTGATCAAGGACGCCACCGGCACGGTCATCCCCGGCGGCTGCCACCCCACCAAGGCGGAGGCAGACCGGCACATGGCGGCGCTGTACGCGAACGAGCCAGCCGCGAAAGGAGCGGACATGGGCACCGACTGCGGGTGCGGCGAGACCGAGCGGGCGCACCTGCTGCGCGCCGAGGTCGACAACTCGGCGTGGGACGGCCCGGCGGCCATGTCGGCGTGCGCCAGCTCCGACACTCCCGCGTCGTGTTACAGCGCGATCTGCGCCGGTAAGAAGGCCGGCGACCCGGCGAAGCAGTCCTCCCACGCCCTCCCGCATCACAAGCATCCCGGTGACCCGCCGAACGCCAGCGGGACCGCGAACGCCCTGTCGCGGCTGCCGCAGACCCAGGGCCTGACGAACAAGGAGGCGGCGCACTCCCACCTCGTCGCCCACATGAAGAAAATCAACCCCGACTACACGGAGGGTGCCGCGATGAGCCCAGGTCAGGTGCGGGAAGCCCGCCGGGCGTCGCTGAACGGCGACCGGCGGGCCCTGTCCGGCCCCGCCGCCCGCCTGGAGCCCTTCCGGGCCACCTGGCGGTCGGCGCAGCCGGAGGTCCGCGACGGGGTGATGCTCACCCGCCTCGACGGCTACGCCAGCGTCACCGGCATCGAGTACGAGATGTATGACTTCTTCGGGCCGTACGGGGAGACCGTCGATGGGGCCGCGTTCGACGAGACCCTCGCCGCGAACCCCGACGTGGCGTTCCTGGTCAACCACCGGGGCCTGACGATGGCGCGGACCCTCGCCCGCGAGCACCGGCTGCCGACCCTGCTGCTCGACTCCGACCCCCGCGGCCTGCACTGCGAGGCGTGGGTGAACCAGGAACGCGGCGACGTCCGCGACCTCGTCATCGGCATCGACGACGGCAACATCACCGAGATGAGCTTCGGGTTCTACATCACGCAGGCCTCGTGGGACGAGGACTACGAGCATTTCCTCATCGAGAAGGTCGACATCAACCGGGGGGACGTCTCCGCGGTGAACTACGGGGCCAACCCGTACACCGACATCACCGCCCGCCAGCGGACGATCATGGCCGACCTCGACGGGCTGCCGGCCGGGGCGCAGCGCGCCGCGATCAAGCGGCTATCCACCGCCCTGCACCGGCAGGACGCCGACGACGACGTGAAGGGCCTCGTCGCCGCCGTCGACGCCGCTATCGACCAGGCGCTGGCGCTGATCGGCGGGGACACCGCCGGCCTCCCGGACAACGTGGCGCAGGCGATCGCGCTGCTCGGCGCCGCCGACACCAGCGTCGATGAGCTGATGGACATGCTCGGGATCGACGACCCCGACGAGGCCGGGGAGCAGGAACTGGCCGCGCGCCGGCCCGGCTCGGTGCGGGCCCGCCTGGAGCACCTGACCCGCTCCACGACCGGCCGGAGCGTCGAGTACTACGCCTCGATGCTCGACCTCGAAGGCTACAAAGAGCAGCTCTAACCCACAAGCGGACTTGGAGCGCCGGCCGTTAGTTCCAACGAAACGGCCCCATCACTTGTACCCCCCAGACTTCCCCGGCCGGCCGCCTCAAGGCCACCGCCGGGGGGACCCGCCGCCCCGCCCGCCTCAGGGCCCGGCGCCCGGGAGCACCACCGCCGCCTAGCGGCCCGCCCACTCATCGGCGGGGCCGCCTCCCGCGAGCGCCCCGGACAGATCGGGCCGGGTGGCCGCAGGCGACCAGCGCGCGCCTCCACTGTCACCACCAGTACGCCAGGAGGCGTTCTAGCCATGCCCATCATGATCGACGACCTGATCACCAGTATCGAGGTCGAACTCGAAGGCGCAGAAAAGGCAGCCGCCCGCGCCGCCCAGGAAGTCAAGTACATCCTCAAGCGGGCCTCCGACGAGGGCCGCCCCAACCTGACCGCCGAAGAGGACCAGAAGGTCCAGGACCTGTTCG